TCTGGCACGCCGAACGCCAGACACATTTTAGAGAAGATTTTTTCTGCGCTCATGCCTTCCTGTCGTCGCTGAAAATATAGCCGCCCTTATCGAGTGCCGATCTGTGCCTTTTTTCAGTAGCCTTCGACAACCGACACTTAAATATATCTAGGTTCGCGTTGAGTTCTTCACGTCCCCAGGTAATCCCTCTGTCCGACTTCACCGAAATCAGCTGATAGTCCTTCCTCTCATGTCTTAAGTTTAACTGCTGATCGGCGTGAAACTCCAGCAGTGCTGACTGGACATCAAACGCACTGAAGCTGACGCGCTTTTCTTCACCCGAGACGATGTATGTAATATCGAAACATTTTTTCATAATAGTGATTACGCTGCCTCCGTTTTCCTTTTGAATTTCCCGTCGAGGAAAGCGGTTGCCTCCTCGAAAGTGGCCGTGTTTGGCGATGGATGGCGGAACTGCCGCAACCATTTTATTTGCTTGGGCGTAGCGAGCCCCATCGAGCGCCGCGTGAATAGTAAATCGATGATCTTCGACGCATGGCCCCTGCCCTGGATCGTCTGCACATCAAGCCCGGCCTTCTCAAGAAGCGCGGCTTGCTTGTCCGTCAGTGCACGCGCCTCCCATTCGGTTTCTGGCGAATAATCGGCCAGCTCGTCGGCGCCGAGCGAGAGGGCAAACTCCATCGCATCGACCATCCGAGACTTGCGCCGCGCAACTTCCTCCATGCGATCGCGCAGTCGTTCCGCGCGATCGGCCTGCGCCTTTTCCTCGGCGTCAAAAATGTCCATGACGCCCTGCTCCTCGATCACGCGGCTGATCTCGGCTTCATCCTCTTCGGTCTTCGCGACCAATCGGGCAGGGCGGATCAGTTTGTGCGAGTCGCTGAGAAACAGCGGATCCAGGACGAGCAGGTCTTGCTTGCCTGGATGGATCCGGGTCCCTCGCCCAACCATCTGACTGTACAGAACGAAAGACTGCGTGGGGCGGCAGATGTACACGCAATCAACGCTCGGTTCATCCCAGCCGGTTGTGAGCAGGCTAGCGTTGCTGACGACATCAAACTCCCCCGCGCGGAACCGTGCGATGCCGTCGCGATCCTCCCCATCGACATGAATCGCGCGGAGCCCGTACTGGTTGCAGGCCGCGACGAATTGCCGGGATGTCTCGCGAAGCGGCAGGAATGCCACGGTCCTACGGTCCCAGGCGTGCTGGGCGAGGAGTTGCGCCAGGCGGTCCAAGTGTGGAGTGATCGCCGCGCCAAGATCGTCCTCGCGGTAATCGCCCGCAACGGTGCGGATCCCGCGCAGGTCGATGCCAGCCGAGACAGAGTGAATCGTGATCCGAGAAAGGAAGCCCTCCTTAATCAGACGAACGAGCCCGAGCTCCGAGGCGATGCGTTCGTAGAAACTGCCAAGCTCCTTTTTATCCGAGCGGAACGGCGTGGCGGTGATCCCGATCACCTTCGCCGATGAGAAGTATTCGAGCACGGATTGAGCCTGCGCGCCCATCGTGTTGCGGTGCGCCTCATCGACGATGACGAGCCCGAACGCGTCGCGCGGGTACTTGTCTAGGCGTCGGGCAATCGACTGCGTCGTTGCTACAACGAGCCGACTGCCCGGCATCGCGTGATTGTCCGCCATCTCGACGTCAGCAACGACGCCCGCCCATTTGCCGAGCTTGTCGGCGGCCTGGTAAACAAGCTCCTTCGCGTCGGCGAGGAACAGGACATTGCACGATGACAGGCGGATGATTTCGCCCGCCATGACGGTCTTGCCTGAGCCAGTCGGCGCTACTCCGAGAACGCGCGAGCATTCCTCCAGCGCCATGATGACGCTGGAGACAAACTCGCGCTGGTATGGACGGATTTCCGGCATCGGCCTAGAATGGTCCGTCCTCGCTGTCTGCTTGAGCTGCGGGCCGCGCTACGGGCCGCGCCACTTGACGAGCTGCTGCCGGTGCCGCCTGAGCCCGCACGGGGGCGGCCTTCGGTGGAGCGGCAGGCATACGGGCCGCATAAGCCGACAGGTTCGCAAGGAACGAATCCTCGTTGTCGATCGGCTTGGGGCCTTGGGATACGGGGTTGATGTATTTGACGTCGAAGCGTGGCGTGCCGTCCTTGTTGACGCGCGGATTCCCGTCGGCGTCCTCGCCCTGCTCGACGACGATCGAGCATTCTTTGCCTTCGATTTCGGCTGGCCAGCTCCGCGCGTTGTTGCTGATGCCGAATACCTCGCGCAGACGTTCGATTGTGCCCTGCCTGGATTTTTCGCTGAAATACACCCAGCCGAAAATATGGCCTTCGTCAGTGTCGAATGAGATGCGCAGGAAGTTGGTGCCCGTGTTTGACTGGCCCCATTCCGCTTTCGTGGCGATGGCTTTGTAGCGGCCTGCTGAATTTATGGTTGGCATGAGATTTTAGACGGATGCTCCGGCTTCCCACCAAGTGCGGACGCCAGGGATTTTGATGTTCGGGTTTTGGCGCATGATTCCAATAATCAGGCTGCCGTTTGGCTCGATGTTGCAGTAATCGGGATGCGCGGCGTACAGCGCCCTGATGTCCGTTACCTCGTACTTCGGATACTGGCGGACGGAGACGCCCGACGGACGCGATGGCACTGCGTTTGCCGCCGCCTGCCGCGCCTCGACGATCTTGGTTTGGGCAACGGCGAAGACATTGTCCGCCGCGCGCTCTTTCGCTTCTAGCGTTCGTTCTTTCGCTGCCGCTTCTGCTGCTGCCCGTGATGCCTCGGCAGCGATGCGCGCGGCCTCTGCCTCGGCCTTGCGTCGTTCGTCCTCGGCGCGATTGCGCTCGGCCAACTCGAAGGCGCCCACGAGTCGCGAGACGCGTTTCCCCTCGTTTTCGATTTCGGCCTTCAGCTCCTTCGCTAGCGCGTCGATGTCGCGCCCGGTCGTGAGATAGGGCTCCTTCGCCCACACGCGTGCGGCCTCGATGCCGTCGGCGAATGCCTTCAGGTCGCGCTGAACCGCGATTGCGCAGTCAGCGTCAAAGCGGTCGGCAACTGAGGTGATGGCGCGCGCCTGGGTGAGCAGGTCGTTGCGCCTTTCGATGGCTGCCTCCTTCGCCGAGACTGCCACAACGCCCATTGCCGGCGTGATTGTGAGGGCGTCCAATGTTTCAGATTCGGTGCTCATGGTTATGCGGCTTTGGTTGTTGGGGACGGGATGCCTGCGTTCTTCGCCAAGCTGTCGGCGCGTGCTTCGATCTTGAGCTGCTGCTCTTTCGGCAGATACCGCCATTTTTGACCGGCCTTCAGCCAGCCGATGCGGATGAAGTATTCCTCGATTTGGAGCGCGTATTTGTCGAGCCAGCCGGCAATCGCTGCCGAGACATGCACGGCGCCCGCGGACTTCGGCGCATCGCCGTTCATGGCGGCCTGGACCCTTGCAATCAGTGCGGCCGCCTGCGGTTCCGATAGCTCGGCTAGATCGACGGCAACGGCATCATTCAGCGCCGCGTCGATGATCGGTTTACCGACGGAGTTCTTGCGATAGGTTTCGAGCTTTTGAAGTTGATCGGACGTGATTGCGTCGAATGCGCGTTCAGGTTGCGCCTGCGGCTCGGGTTGCGCGACAGTTTCCGCCTGCACCGGCGCGACTTCGGTCGGCGCGTTCGTAAAAATATGCGCGATCGACTCGAACTCCATCGGCACTTCGTCGGGCAGGTTGAAACGGTTCTTCGCATCCCAGGCTGCCGAGTGCGTCGCGTACATGACGCGTTCTTTTCCGCCCTGCGCCTTGATTCGCCCGTCCGTACCTTCGACGAGGTTGAGCTTGAAATTCCCGAACAACACCATCTGCGCCCATTCCTTCGTGGGGCCAACGGAGGGTTTCGAGAGCTTTAACTCATAGCGGTCGTAGCCGTCCGTCTGATCCGGCGGACTCACTTTCGTCACCTTGCTATGCGCGACAAGGACGACGTTGATTCCGCGCGCGATGAGTTTGTCCAGATCGGCGAGGAAGCGCGCCCAGAGTTCCGCAACCTGGGTAAAGCCCTTCCCGAAACTAACGTCCTCGATGGATCTCAGCCCTTTCGTTCTCAGGAAATGCTCAGTCAATGCGCGCTCTGCCCAGTCGGCGGTGTCGATGACGCAGGTCTTGTAACCTGCCGGAAAATTCCGCACGGCGGCTTCGATTGCGAGCCAGTCGAGACACGGCACGCGATCAACGTCGAGTTCTCCCGATCCGTCTTCGGTGTCGAGGAAGAGCGGTGCAGGGAATTTCGAGGCGAGGGTACTTTTCCCGATACCTTCTGGGCCGTAGATTATGACGCGTTTGGCGCCGTCAACGCGGCCTTTGATTATGTTCAGTGTATTCATTTTTCTTGCCCGGATCACGTCCGGGCATAGTTATGGGTTAGTGTTCTGTGTTTTGGCCCGAGGTTAGCGCCTCGGGTTTTTTCGTCAGACCGCTAGACGGCGGTCTCGAAAGGGAGGTTTACCCGATCGTTGGGAGCGGGAAGACGCGCCAGAGAAGAAGCGTCCAGTTTTCCATTAGGCGGATGATGATATGGTCTTCGTTGGTTTCCACTTCGGCTCTCATCTGGGCTCTGAGCGCCTCGCAGATCGCCCTCGCCGATGCCGTAGACCGTTCGGAGTTGGGCGGCATGTCGGCGGACGGATGGAGGTGTAGGATGTAAACAAGCCCCTCCAAGCTGCCTGTCGTCCACTGTTGCAGTTCCGGCGCGCGGTCAGCCAGTTCGCCGAGCTTGGCGGCCTTCCGGTCAAGTGCGGCCTGTGCCCTTTCTATCGACGCCGCGAGGGGTGTTAGTGTTGTATTCATTGTTTTGATACGTGTTTTGTGGATTGCCGGGAAGTCCCAAGATCTCCTTCGAGGCGGTGTCCTTTGCGCCGTAGCGCGAACCGCACCCGGCAAAGTGGGTTAGCTCTCTAATTTCAGCCATGCCGGCACTTCGCCGACCTGCTCGCGTTTGGATTCGTCGGTTTGCCTTATTGGCATCAGGCAGCCGAAGAAATTTGG